CCGAGCGCATCCATGTTCTGCTGGCGATCGAGTTCCTGCTGGTGTTGCCCGAGTTGCTGCTGCTGAAGGCCGAACTCCTTCTGCCGCATCTGCCGCTCGAACTGCAGCATCTGGTTCTGCTGTTCCAGCCGTTCACCTTCAGCAAACGCGCTGACGATCCCGTTGCCCTCGCTGTAAAAATCAGGCATCGCTGTCTCCTTTTAGTCCGGCGGACCCATGGACGATGCGGCCGAGGCGCCGGCGCCACCGGAGGCACCCATCGCTCCACCGCCGCCGCCCGACTGGCCGAGGAACCCGCCGATGATGTTCTTGCCGGCGAAGCCGAACAGGCTGCCCATGCCGTTGTCCTGGCCGGTATCGCTGTCTTCGGGCAATCCGGTACCGCTGCCGCCGCTGTAGGACTGGTTCGTCACGCGCGGGTCGGTGGGCGACACAATGCCAGAGTCGGTGCCCTTGACTTGCTGCTCGTCTTTGTTGATGTCGCTGCCCTGCGTCGGATCCTTGACCTTGCCGCCCGTAGCCTGTCCCGACAGGAATGCAACGAGTTGGATGGGCGCATTGCGCGCCTGCTCGCGCTGGACGCGCTCCTGCTGCCACTTTTTCGAGCCGTACTCGGCCTCGTTGATTTCACCGCCGAGCGCCGCCGATTCCTGCTCCAGCGACATATCGAGAAGTCCGCCTGCCATGACTTAGCCTCCCCCGCCCGCCAATACCTGGCGCTGCGTTGCGTAGGTCTGCTGCGATGCAAGGTTCGAGGCGCCGGCCTCTGCCATCCCCTGCGCGATTTTGTTCTGGCGGTCCATGTCGGACTTCTGCGCCGTCGTCAGGGTGACGCCCTGGTCAGCGAGCGCACGCTGCTGCGCGGCCTCCTGTCCAGCGAAAGACTTGTCGACGTCGGTGACCGCCTGCGCGCGCGCCATGGTCAACTGGTTCGGGTCATCGGCATAGCTGATCAGCTGGTTCTGCAGACCGTACTGTTGGTTCATGGCCGTCTGCCATTGCGATCGACTCATGGCGAGCAGCTGCATCGATTGCGGGCTGTAGCCGATGTTGGTGCCGGCCCCCATCAAGCCTCCACCAATGCCGCCCACCACGCCACCGATCAACGCGCCCCATGGTCCTCCATAAGAACCACCAATCGCGGCGCCGCTAACGGCTCCTTCTTCAGAGCCCTGTCCGCTGAATCCGGCCATTTCCTTAACCTCCCATGCTGCTCAGACCGCCGCCGCCAGATCCACCCATCTCTTTCTGGATCGCCATACCGCCGAGCGCCGAACTGATATTTCCGACGGTCTGCATGCGGCTGTTGTTGACATCGGCTTGTAGTTGGGCCTCTTCCTGCTGCATTTCGGCGGCACTGTGAATGCCTTGCAGTGCCATCGAGGAGTCGGCCTGATACATGCCGAGGGCCTTCTGCACGCCTTGCAGGTAGGCGCGCTGCGTCTCGACATCGGCACCGGTGAGCCCGAGGCCCTTGGCGGTCGCCGTCATTTCGGTGCCCTTCTCCATCGTCGCCGTATAGGCACCCGATCCCGGCGCTGCGCCGTGCTGCTCGTCCTGCTCAAGCAGTCCCGAGCTGATCTTGTCGGACTGCAACTGCGCGGCCGCGGCTGTCTCCCCGCGATCAATGTCCTGCAGCGCGTAGTGGTTCTGCTCGTTCTGCTGCGTGAAATACGACTGCACCGGCATCCAGGTCTTCATGTAATTCGAGACCTGCTGATTGATCGCGTCATCGTATGCCTGCTGCGCCGGTGACGTGGCCGTGGCCTGCTTGTTGAATACGCCCATCGGTCAGAACCTCCTCTCCATCACGTAGCAGCGCGGCTTCCAGTTCGGCCCCATCGCCCGCTCGAATCCCTTCTGGTCGGTGATGAATGTTATGCCATTTGCCCCCATTCCCCGGGCGATCGCTTCCAGATCAGGCAGGTGCTCGCGGATGCAATCGGTGGCCCCTCGCGAGGCCGCTGCCCATACGAGCAGGTTGAAGCCGTCGGCCTCGTGCTCGATCCGGACCACCATGAACATCCGGTCAGACGCCAGCAGCCACGCATCACCGCGAAGGCACGCGCGCCGCAGATCAAGGTCGGTCTGGCCGGTGCCGACCAGCGCCTTGGCAAGCAGCGGCCCGGCATCCGGCCACGCCTGCAGCGGATTGATGCGCGCAAGGGTCATGACATCTCCAGCACTTCGTCAGTGGCTACGATGTCGTAGACGGTGTTGGAGCCGGTGTCGACGATGGTGAGCGCGTATTTCTGCCCGGGCTCGATGCCGGAAGTGCCGTCGGTATTGAACGAATTGGCATCCGCGACGGCGCCGTTGAATAGCGTGCCATTTTCGTTCGACAGAGTAAGGGTCAGGCCGGTGTATCCACTCGCGCGGACACGGATGCAGGTCGGGTACCATTGGTAAGGCCCGAGAAAGAAATCCCGCTTCCAGGATTTTGGCCGCTGCGATGACGATCCGGTGTAGTCCCATTGCGACACCACGTTTGAGGCAGTCGAAATCACGCTGCCGTTGATCGGGTAGACCGACTTGTCCGGGACCACGTAGAGGTAATCCGGCAGCGGGTCGTTGTAGACACAGCTCGGATGGAAGTCGAGCTCGATCAGGCCGAAGCCATCCGGCCGAAGGTCGAGCGCGTATCCACCCTTCACACCTGCGAGCGTCGTGTACCAGAAGAAATACCAATTCTGATGCACGCACCCGATGATCGAGGAGGGGTTGAGCAACTGCCACGCCTCGAAGCTAAACAGCGGCACCATTTCTCCGGTCGCGTTTTCCCTGCGAAGCAGATCCATGTCGCCTTCGCCGCGGATGCAGGCAAGGCCCGTTCCGGTCGCGTAGATCGTGCCGAAGGTGCTATGCGTTGCGGCGCTCAGCTTGGAGACGCAGCCGAAGCCCTGCGGGCTTTTCTGGTCGTTGACGTAGTAGTTCGACGGGTCGTTGCCGTAGGCCACGCCGGGCTTTCCTTGCGTCAGGATGATCACCTGATTGCCGAAGGTCTGCAAAGCAACGATCTGGTTGGAAACCGTGTACTGGTACGCGGTCGGCCACGCTTGCGGCTCGTAAGGGACCGACAGGCAGAGCGTGTTGGCGAAGAATCCAGCCATTACCCCGTTGGCGGTGGAGACGATGTTTTGCAGGTTCGATGGTGGCGGGATCCAGATCGTTGATTCCAGCTCGCCGGACAGATCGGAATCGAGCGCCGAGTCGGTGAAGGTGATCGATGTGGTGGAGTTAGCGCTGGCCGTGTAGGTGCCGTGGCCGGTCGGTCCCGTGATGACATCGCCGACCGGGATGACTGCGGACACATCACGCAGCTGCAGCACACCACTTCCGGAGTCCCACGCGATGACAACTGCCGTGATTCCAGAGGTGGTGGTCACATCCTGGCCTGCGACGAACGCCCCCGCACCACCGACTACCGAGCCGAGCGTTACCGCAGTGATGGACGTGACGAACTCGTAGACCTCGCTCGCGCCGCCGGCGTTGACGAGGCGGTAGTTGTCAATCAGGTCGACGTCCTGTCCGCCTGGCGTCACTGGCGAAACGACCGTCACCGGCCCGAAGGTGTTGGGCACCGTTGCGGTATTGAGGTAGACGGTGATCGTGTTGCTCGGCGTGCCAGGGCCCGACTCCTGCGAGAACAGGTTTCGGTAGACCTGCACGTAGTTCGTGGCCTCGCTGGCCACCGTCTGCGCTGTCGCGGTGCAGGCGACGAGGATGTTGTTGAAGCTGGCATTGTTGCCAGATCCCGGGCTGTGGTCGCCGCGGTGATTCAGGCCCGCTGCCAGCACCTCTCCACCATATGGAACGAAGCCCTTCACGGTGTACAGAATCGACATCGGCGCCGCCTGCGTGGCGATCGTGGCGATCACGTCGAAGCCCGGCGTCGTGCCAGTGGTGTTCGCATTCAGAGTGACGGCAATCCGGTACCACGTTCCGGCCGCCAGGCCTACTGTCGATGTCGAATTGACGACCGTCCCCGCCAGCGCGCCGCCGTTCGAGCCTTCCAGATCGCTGTAGAGCGTGAAGGTCTGGTCGGTGACGCTATAGGCGACGCCCGGAGTCTTGTGGAGTCGCGCGAAGGGAGGCCCCTGCACTGTTGATCCAGAGAACTGCACGAGGCCGTCGCAAATGTTGCCTCCCTCGTTAAAACACACCATGTCTATCTGGTAGACCGTGATCGCATTGGTCTTCAGGTTGTACGAATCGGTGCTGTAGAAGACGTACGTGTCCCCCTGAGCAGAATCGATGTGCCAATGACCAGATCCAACCGAAAACCAGCCGTGGCTCCCGGCGCCGTTATCGTATTGCGTGGTCTGCCAAGTCTGGAATGTAGTGAGCGGTACTGTCAGCAAACTTGTGTAGCTAGCGCCGGATCCGCTCCCGCCAGTCATGGATCCGGAAGCCGACGGGGCTACCGTGTAGAAGCCAGGCTCGAGTAGTGCCGATCCTGTGACCGCTCCGGTGCTAGGGTCGATGTCCGTCACCTGCACCCGCGCGCCGGTCAGTCCCGTCGGGATCGTACCGCCTGGAACGTTGAGGATGTCGAACTGCTTGTAGTTGGTGCCGCCGCTGACGGTTAGGCTGTTGACGTAGATCGGCTGTGCGTACTCGAAGTTCGTCGTTGGCCCTGGTGGGGCTGACGGGGCCGACACCGTTGGCGCCGTCGTCGGGTTGTTTACTCCGAGCGGGAAGGTCTTGTAGGGGTATCCGTGTAGAGGGTTTGAGCCCTGCTGACTCGGGTCTGTAGCGTAGAACAGGTTGGTCTGCTGTGGACCACCCGCAAGGCCGGTGATCATGATCCGCACCGTGGTATCGCCCGGGATCGTGCCGAGCGAAACATCGATGTTGGGACCGTAGGAAACCTCGGTCTGCTTCCACTGCAGCCAGAACGTGTTGCCGGTGTTCGGGTCACGCATCAGCCAGATCGTGTTGAAAGGCGCCGGCGTCTTGGCGAGCGTGTACGGGTTGCCGAAATCGAAGAAGCCCTCGAGATTGCTAGAGGTCAGCTTGGCATTGATCACTGTGGTGCCGAATCCAACCGGAAGGTGCTCTGGTGCGCAGCTTGGCAATTCTCCACGCGGCTTGATCATTCCTACTTTCATGGCAGCTTCACCACGGTGAAGTTGGTGCACGTGATGGTGTCGTTCGCAGACGCCGTGCCCCACGTCACGGTCAGGTCGATCGCGTTCGCCGCCGTCGTGTCGATGGCGCTCGGGCTTCCGCTGTTCGTCATCTGGTACATGCGATTCGCGGTGATGGTCTGAATGGCCTTGACGAGTCCCTGCCCGGTCATCGTTCCGGCGTTTCCGATGGTGTTCACGACGACGTCAGCCTCCAGCGACCAGAGGTTGTTGTTGAAGGTCAGGCTGGCCGTCGCGACGCCTGTATCGCAGACCACCACCCCGCCGATCTTCACCTTCAGCTCGAAGGTGGGCGACGAAACCACCGACAGGTACCCAGACGCGCGGAATTGAAACACAGTACCCTGCGCGACGCTGTTCGCCGCGATGGACAGCGCGCCCTTCCCAGTCCCCGTGAGGGTGGTCTCGGCGGTCGTGTTCGCGACAGTGATCGGCGTGTACTGAGAGAAGATCGGCTGCGCCACTTGGCCAAGAGATGCTATGGGGACAACTACTCCGCTTGGCAACTTGACATAAAAGTTACCATCCGTCCCCGGGAATGGAGTCGAATATCCAGAGTCAGGCGTGACAATTCCGGAACCATCAGTAGCCTGCTGCGGTAGCTGTAGTCCTGTTTGCATTTCACACCATCTTTAGTCCGCCGTTGAGCACGAGGCCGCCATCAACGCGCAGGCCACCGGATGCAATCGGCAGGAGGTTGAAGGCACTTGGGATGAACACGATAGCGCTGCTCGGTATGTTGCTCAGGGACACAGGCACGTCGTAAAACTGCGGGCATACATAGATCACGGTCGCCGATATAGCGATTCCCACGATCACCGGCTGGAACACGTTTGGCGATGTCTGCGTCAGGCTGCTGCCAGGAGGACCGAGGAACACCGGCTGGTTCGGTGTCCATGCCCACGTCGTGCTGCGCACAGTACGGCCATTTCCGGCAATGCTGATCACCGCTCCGGGCTTTGTTTGCGACGTGCTGATGCCGATGACCGTTTGCGATGTGGTTGGATCAGAGCTGTCCGCAATGTCGGCGATACCATCATTGACCGCATACACAGGGAGAAAGGAGTTGATTGATTCGAGAGCGGTATAAATTGGAAGCGCGCTTGCGATTTCACTCTCAAGCGTCGAAAGTTCTGCCTCGATTTGATTGATCTGATTTTGCAGCGCCGTAATTTCTGCCTGCGTCACCTGATTGCCAGTGAAGCTATTCACATTTGCCGAAAGCAGACTGAGTTGCTGCGCTAGATTTCGGATGTTTTGATCGACTGCGGGATGGACTCCCGACATCGACAGGATTGAGACCCCCTTTGCTGTTCCTGCCATGGATCAGCTTCCCAGCAATTCGACGGTCATGGGATTAGCGCCCGAGTCGATCGTGCATCCGACGGGGTTCGACAAGACAATGGTGAATTGCCGACCGAGACCAGGGCCCATCGTGTGCACATTGATGTCTTGCGGGCTGGATCCGAAATTGAGTGTGCCGCTGGCTGCCGTGTAATCGACGCCCGCCGTTGCCGTTCCATCGACCGTTTGATAATCCACGCTGCAGGGGCCTGATCCGGATTCCAATTGCACCGCACCCGGCTCTGTGTTGCCTGGCGGGATCAGGTCGAAGGTTGCGACGAACCCGACGACCGCAGAAGGTGGTGGTGGCGGTGGAGAAAGCGGAATCACCGGCAGCGTTTCGCTCGCCAGTCCTGCTAGGTCGCCCATGTTGGCGGTGGCCTGCACGTAGTAGAGATTGCCCGCAGTGAGGTTCCCGATCGTGTAGGTCGTAGCCTGAAGCTCGCGGCCGACGCGCACAAGGTTCTCGATCGAGCGACCGCACCAGACGTCGTAGTAAACCGCGCCGGTCTGCGCTGGCCATGAGCAGTCGATGCTGGACGCTGCTGGCGTGCACGTCAGGACAAACCCGAGCTCGTCTTCTGTCGGATCAATGAAGCCGGCCGACGGATAGCCCGTGTTCTGACTGAAATAGGCCGAAGTGGCCGGCGGCGGTGGGGGCGGGCTCGGCATCAATATCTCCAGCGCGTCTTGCGGGCGAACGGACGGCGCATCCACGCGCGCGGGCCGGGAGTGTTGTCGTACATCGCCAGACGCCTGCCGCGGGCGATCTCATCGTTAAACAGGATCCGGTTCTTTGCCGCCTTCTGCTCGCTGTACCACGGGTTCCCGTCCATCCCGTGCAGCCATTCAAGGGCACCGTAGCCGATGGCCTGGTCGAACTTTGCCATCAGCTCGTCGGGAATCCAGACCGATCCTTTGGCCGGCTGCGTGATGCACTCGATCTGCACCAGATAGGCCTGGTCGGGGATCGGATCGAGCTGTGCGATGCCCTCGATGATGTAGCTCAGGTTCCACGGCTGGTTCGGCGCCCAGTTCGGGTTGATGGTGGTCCCGTATGGGACGTAGCCCGGTACGATCGAGCTGGTGCCGTTCGGCCCTGGCTGCGTGATCTGCCAGTGCCGGAAGTCGATCACCTGCTCGCTCGGATTGAGGCCGCTGATCACGTTGGCGAACGTCAGCGGGTACTGGTGCACATTGGCCTGCGTGTTGAACTGCACGTCGCGGCGGATCAGTTGCGTCTGCTGGCAGAAGGTTCGCGCAGCGCGCAGGATCGCTTCCGCCATGGTCGGGTTGGGAACGCCGCGGGCCTGGCGCCGGATCTCATTGAATAGCTGGTTGACGTTTGCCATGGGCGCTCATCACTCCGACGAGGTGGCGGATACCTGCACCGGTTGAGGAGCGCCGGCGACGGTCTTGGTGACGACTTCCGCCTGCACGCGAGCGGCTATCTTCTGGTCGAACAGACCGAAGTGCATCTGTGACTTGGCGATGTCCTGGCGTGGCGTGTTCTTGAACAGGGCGCATGCGAGCACGCAGTGGAAGGCGGCCATTCGATAGGCTTCGGTCAGCCCGAAGTTGTCGGTAACTGCGGTTGCGTCTGCCACGTCGTAGCCGTAGGAGATGTTGAGCACGCCGGTGCCGTCGTTCGGCGGATAAACCCGGAAACGAAGCGTGTCTTTCGGATCGGGAATGACATGCTCGACGATCTTGGTCGGCGGGGCGCCGTACCAGTTGGGGTCTGCGTCATACATGGCCTCCGCGCTCACTTGCGAGATACCTTCGCCCGTGGCGTTGGAAGGCACGCGGATATAGGTCACGCCGTCGGCTGCGAGAACCTGGTCGACGCCGGCGACACAGTTGAAGGTGGCCGGCTTGGTCAGGGCGTTCGGGTATTCAGACAAGACTGCCGTGCGGAACAGGTTGTAGTAGCTCAGCAGCTCGGTATCGCCCCACTGTTTCGTGGTGCCGTTGTCGTTCAATTCATACCGAACGGCATTCATGAACGCATTGGCAATTGAGATGGCCATTTTTTGTCAACTTCCCGGATGGGCGGCGCGCCACTTCTCGTACTGGTTCAGGAACCGTGTGCCGCTTTGCGCCTCCATCGTGATTGTGGCATGGCCTGCGTTGGAAAATTCCTCGAAGTGGATGTATCCACCGCACGGATTAAGCACGCGCTCGACGCCATATCGCAGTGGGACGGTCGTGAAATTGCTCGGAGCGATCTGCGTGCCGAATGAACCGGGGCACCCGTGTCCGCTGTACGCATTGCCCCACGTCGCCAGCATGTTCGTCCAGCCGATGTACTGCAGATAGTTCGGTACCGTCAGATCGGCCAGCGACTGGTTCGCCGAGTTTTGATAGTAGATCGGGTCGTAAAAATTGTTGCTGTCGATCGTCTCTGACGAGACGGTCTGGCTGATGCTGACATGGTAATGAGTCGAGTCGATCTGGTCGGTGATGTAGGTTCCGAACGCGATGTTCGGATTGGACGCCGGAAGCGGGTCGTCGTGGATCAGGTTGCCGACCGTGACGGCGCCCGAAAGAACGGCGGAAACCGTCAGCGTAGTTCCGTTGATCGAGCCGGTGAACTGATTCAGCGTGCCGGTGCAGGTGTTGCTGTCCGACACGTCGATGCACAGCGTAGTGTCTTCATCACCGGTCCAGATGAACACCGGGTGAATGTTTGACGGCAGGCCAGCGTGGTATTGGTAATAGCCGCTCTTGGCGCCTGATATCAGGCCGTACTTCTGGTACGTGCCCGGCGCTTCGAGCATTAACCTCTGTAGCATGAAGCCGCCATTCGACAAGCCTACGCCACTGATGGCAAGCAGCGGAATCCCGTATGTGTTGTGGATGTACGTGTTTGCGTCCGCCAACATCTGCGCGTCATTCTGGCCCGTGGTTGTCTGCCTATTGCACCACGTTTGAATCTGCGGACCGTATAGATCGCCATTGCTGATCATCGTCTCGGGGCCGACCGGCGACGGCGCGGTATAGCTCAGCGTGTAATTGCCGGTCTGTCCGGATGATCCGCCGGAGAACCCCGTAATCGTGGCGATCTGCGGCACTCCGGTCGCTGTCAGCGAAGGGTTCATGCCGGCCGACACGACTCCAGATGTCATGGAGTTAACGGTCAGTGTGCTGCCGTTAATGGTTCCATTGAATATCCCAGTGTTGCAGCTGTCATGGGCGCCGAGAGGGAACTGCCCTTGTGGGAATGCCATCATCGTGTTGAACAGGTTCGGGACGGTCCACGTCACCGACTGAGGCGTGATCGTCTCGACGCTGACGGTGCCGCCTGATGCCCAGGTGCCGGGCGACGTCAGGCGCGGCTGATCGAACGACACCGTCCACACGCCGGGCGACACCGAGGCAGTCGATAGCACGGTCCACGAGCCGTCGAAACACGGGCCGCCGGTACAGGTCGTGCCCGCCACCGTGATGATGCGCGCGTGCGCGAATTGGACCGTCGGGTCCGAGATGACCGTTACGGTCGTCGTGCCGCCGTTCGCACTGCTCCAAGAGCCACCCACAACCGCGATGCTGTAGGGATTCTTGTTGCAGACGGCCAGATCCTCGCAGAACTGCACGGCATCGCCGCTACCGCCGTGCAGGCCGACGACAGCATTGGTCACCGATCCCGGC